CCAGAAGGTGAAATGTTTAACTTGCCGTACCCGATAACCTGCGTATTAAGCGAAACAAAAATGCTTTCTAGAATATCCCACGTTCGACGCTTTACAAGATGTTTGGCAAAAGTGGTGCGCCTGCTGGTAGGCGTCCAAAACACCTGATTGAGAAATAGGAGCATCATGTTTAAAATCAGCGAGAACGGCATTAAGGCGTTAATCGCGCACTACGGCCCAGATAACGACATTCACAACTAAGGAGATAATGGTGTTTTACCACGGCGAAATCGGACGCATGGAATTACCCGCTGCTTACACTCGGATGATCGACGCCGCGCTGGAGGAAAAGTAATGGACATGATCGAACGTGTGGCGTTTGCAACTTGCTCCTCTATGCCGTGCATTTGCATGAATAAACATGGCTTTGAAGGGATGCCGTGCCTTGACCGTGGCCGCGCCGCCATTGCCGCCATGCGGGAGCCTACGCAGGAAATGCAGGCAATGGGGTGGGCGTACCACAGCGAAATCGGACGCATGGAATTACCCGCTGCTTACACTCGGATGATCGACGCCGCACTGGAATGTTCTACGAAACAAACTGAGAAATAAAGGAGCCTCTATGGGCCGGTGCCACAACAGATTGGCGACCATCGCGGAAATCGCAATGCCCTATCAACATTCCTCAATCTAGAAAGGGGACCCATGACCGAACCAACAGCTGAGCAGATGCGATGCGGTTATGCCCAGAACGGCTACCCGGCGCTTTGCACATGCGGCACATGCGATGTGGTGGATGAAGGTTGCGGCTGCGTCTGGTGCGATGTTGGTTTTAATCCCGGCCCGGATGGAAGCCACCGCACCAAGCGCGGTATTTTCCCCTGCACAAAGAAGAAATGAGGGACGCATGAAAAAGCCCGTCGAGATAAAGGCAAGAGGGCGCGGCAAGACCTTTCATCGGTCTGCCGATGCTGCCAAGCGACGCATCGTGGACACGCACGAATTTTTGCTCAAGCGCCACGGCGGCTGGTTCCGGCCCGGCGCGCATGGCTACACCGATGATCTGTCTCAGGCTGGCGTGTTCTGCGGAAAAGACGCGAAGAGCTATCTCACTTGCGAAGGCGTTTCGCTTTTTCCACTGATGGGCATGGTGCCGATCATCGCCAAAGCGTCACGCGAGCATATTCAGAAAGCGGCCAATCTGGCCAAGATGATCGAGAATTATTGAGGGACCAAAATGGCAGAACAGATTTTCTATGGATACTTTGAGGGCGAAGGCGCAGAGCCGGATTTCTCCCCGCCGCGCGATGCGCCCTGTCTCTATTGCGGCAAGCCCGTCCACGCCGATGATGTTAGGACGCACAATCTCATGTATAGCGCCAGCAGCTACGCCAAGCGCAGTTACTTCTATCGGACACACAAATCCTGCGATGAAGCGAAAGGTCCGGCGCACGAACTGCCCAACGGCACTGACCATATCATTCTCGAAATGATCGCCCGAAACGGCGACTAACAGAAAGCGGACGGCTGTGCAGCGGAAGAAGCGGACAAAGAAACAGCGTGAGGCGAGAAACCGCCGCTATGCGATCCGCTACAAGCAGGACAAATATCTTCCGCGTGTTGCTCCCAAAGGCCCGCTTGCGGGAGTTTCAACGGTTGATCCAGAAATAATTGCTTGGATCGACTCTTTATAAGAGGGACCTCATGTCGGACATGAACCAAAAGCTAATTGACGGGATGGTTGAACTCAGGCCCATGCCGGACGGCAGCTTTGACGAACTGGTGCTGTACGATGCGCCGGGCGGCAAGTGTGTCGTCCACGCTGAAATGATGGATACTAACCGGCTCTGGATCGGAATTTATCCGCCCGGAGAAAAAGAGCGCCGCGTTGTCATGTGGATCAGCGCCAAAAGCAAACTCACCATTCACGCGGAAGAAGATTGAGGGACCAAAGATGGGCGGCATAGCACTTACAATTTTCGGCGCGGCCTGGTGGCTGGCGTGCGCGAAGCTTTCTGGGACCGGAGCCACTGTCGGAACGCTGCTCGGAATAACGTGCGCCGTCATCGGCGTCATCAACGCTTTTCTTGGCTACTGAAAGGGGACGCTATGATGCCAGAGGAAAATGCCTTCCTGAACCGTGAGATTGAACGCGACAAGCGTTGGGGTCATCTGACTTTCGCGCAGGTCATGGACAAGCTGGACGAGCAACACGCCGCCATTGATCGGCTGCGCACCGCCTTGGTGACGGTCAAGGTCAACGTGATGCGGGATGGCCCGACAGAAGCGATTTACGATTTCATCAGCCAGCAGCTTCAACAGTAGAGGGACGCTATGGCCGAAGTGATTGACATGACCCCTCGCACATCGTTATTTCAATCGAGAAATAGGCCAAATCGTGAAGCCAGAGAAGTGAAAGGAACATCCAATGCCGTACGTGAATAAACCTCGCCCCTATAAAAAAGAAGCCAAGTACGAAGACAGCCCGCAGCAGGTGAAGAACCGCGAGGAACGTAACGCTGCTCGCCGTAAGCTGATGCGTGAAGGTAAGGTTCACAAGGGCGACGGCAAAGACGTGGACCACATGAAGCCCGTGTCCAAGGGTGGCAAGAACAACGCGGGTAACCTCGACGTGCGCACGGCGCACAACAACAGGTCCTTCTCCCGCAACCCTGACCACACTGTTAAGGTCAACAGGCCAAAAAAGAAAAAGTAATGTCTATCCTAACTAGCTACCAATGGACCGGCAGGTTCAAACCCTTCGCCCACCAGAAAGAAACGTCGGACTTCTTGGCGCGTCGTAGGCGTGCTTTTTGCTTTAACGAGCAAGGCACGGGCAAGACCGCGTCCGTTATCTGGGCTGCCGACTACCTGATGAAGCAGGGTAAGGTTAACCGCGTCTTGGTTATCTGCCCCCTGTCTATCATGAAGTCAGCGTGGCAGCAGGACCTGTTTAAGTTCGCCATGCATAGGTCTTGTTCTGTCGCCCACGGGGACGCCAAGCAGCGCAAAAAAATAATCAACGCTGGTTCGCAGTTCGTCATCATCAACTTTGACGGCGTGGCTATTGTTAGGGACGATATTATCAAGGGTGGCTTTGACCTTATTGTGGTTGACGAAGCCAATGCCTACAAGAACCCCCAGACCAACCGCTGGAAGGTGCTACGAGAAGTAGCTGAAAAGACTAAGGGTATATGGATGCTAACGGGTACCCCCGCCGCGCAGTCCCCGCTGGATGCCTACGGTCTCGCTAAGCTGATTAACCCGAACAATACGCCCAAGTACTACGGCCAGTTCCGCGACCAAGTCATGATGCGGGTAAGCCAGTTCAAGTGGATACCGCGCCCCGGGGCACAAGATGTAGTGCACCAAGTTCTTCAACCCGCTATCCGGTTTGAAAAAGATCAGTGTCTGGATTTGCCAGAAGTAACGTACGTGGAGCGTGAAGCCCCGCTTACGGCGCAGCAGCTTAAGTACTATAAAAAACTCAAGAGCCAGATGCTGGTTGAAGCTGCGGGCGAGGAAATATCCGTAGTTAACGCGGCGGCTAAGCTTAACAAACTACTCCAGATATCTGGTGGTGCAGTGTACGCGGATACTGGTGAGGTCGTGGAGTTCGACATTACCAACCGGCTTAACGCCGTCCTCGAAGTCATCGAGGAAGCCAGCCACAAGGTATTGGTGTTCGTGCCCTTCACACATACTATAGAACGGCTCAAGACTGCGTTTGACAAGCACGGTATTACATCCGAAATTATTAACGGTGCCGTGTCCGTGAACAAGCGGGCTAACATTATCACCCGCTTTCAGGAACAACCCGAGCCCCGCGTGCTCATTATCCAACCACAGGCAGCCTCCCACGGATTGACGCTGACGGCAGCGAACACCATCATCTGGTATGCTCCGGTAACTTCCGTTGAAACTTACTTGCAGGCTAACGCCCGCATCAATAGGCCCGGGCAGAAAAATGCCATGACCATTGTGCATATCAAAGGCAGCGAGGTTGAAAGCCGCCTGTACAACATGCTACAAAACAATATCACTAACCACGCAAAAATAATTGATTTGTACCGCCAAGAACTTTCCGATGGCGCTTGACATTGTCAAATAGAGATATAGGTTGCCTTCCCGGTTAGAGGAGCAACCATGTCAGAAAACGTAGAGCAGATAGTTACAGCGTATCTTAGGCTGCGCGAAGCTATCGAAGAAAAAGAAGACCAGCACAAACAAGAAATAGGCGACCTTAAGGAGCAGCTTGATCTACTCAGCAACCAACTGCTCACCGTCTGCGCCGAACAAGGCTTAGATGGTCTTAAGACCAATGCTGGTACTGTGTCCCGGCGTGTTCAATCCCGCTACTGGACGAGTGACTGGCCGTCTATGTACCAGTTCATCAAAGACCATGATGCCATGTACCTGTTGGAGCAGCGCATCCATAACAACCATATGAAACAGTTCCTTGAGGAGAACCCGGACACGCTCCCCATCGGACTGCAAGCAGAACGTAAATTCGTAATACAAGTCCGCAAACCTACGAGGAAGTAACATGAGCAAAGCTACAAACGTCACGATCTTTAAGGAAACCGGTGCAGTCAGCACCCAGAAGCGTGAGCTTAGCGACTTCGCTAAGTCCATGTTCAAGACCACCACCAACCGCCGTATTCAGACTAACACCAACGGCACCTTCAAGCGCATCGTCAACGGTGAGCAGGTCGGCAACGCCGTACGCGGCGAGCTTAACGTCATTATCATCAATTCGCTGCAGGAAGTGTCGCGTATTTATTACGCCGAGAAGTTTGATCCCAACAAGGAAGCTACGCTGCCTAATTGCTGGTCTAACCGTGGCGACAAGCCCGAAGCCGCCGCAAAGGACCCGCAGCATAGTAACTGTGCGGATTGCCCGCAAAACGTTAAAGGTTCGGGTGAGAACGGCGGCAAGGCTTGCCGCTACCAGCGCCGTGTTGCCGTCTTGCTTGCGGATGATCCGTCAGGTGACGTGTACCAGTTTAATATCCCCGCCAAGTCTCTGTTTGGCAAGGGCACCGGTAACTCGCATCCGTTCGAGAGCTATACCAAGTTCCTTAGCTCTAACGGCGAAGGCATTGACAACGTGGTGACCAATATCAGCTTCGACTCCAACGCTGACACTATGGAGCTGCTGTTTGCCCCGGTGCGTAATATCAGCGACGAAGAGTACGAACTGGTCCGCGCTGCTCAGGCCAAGCCCGAAACCAAGATGTACACGGCGATCACAGTGGCTCAGGCTGACGGCGTTAAGAAGCAGCCCGCCGCTGCTGAAGAAAAGCCCAAGGCTAAGGTTACCCGCAGTGATGAACCGGATGAAAGCGACGAACCGGTTAAGCGCGGCAACAAGAAGTCTGCGGACGCCGCTCCTGCTGGGAAGAAGTCATTGTCTGATGTGGTCGACGCTTGGGGCGCTGACGATTAACCATGAGCCACAGCTACAGCGTTAGGGTTGCTAACCTAAACAAAAAAGCCGACAGGCGGCATCTTGGCGTGCGGCTAGGCAGGGTGTGCATTAAGCGCGATATCCCTGTGTCCCTAGTTGCCGCCAAGATGGGCGTTAGTAGACAGACGATCTACAACTGGTTCTGTGGGTTCAGTACTCCTAACGCAGCCGTATCCGGCCATATCGCAAAGTTCCTCGCTATTCTTGGCAACTAACACATGTCCAACTTTGATCTCCTTAGCGCCGTACAACCGGACGGCGGCTGGTTTGCCGTCGTAGGGATCAAGGACAAAAGCGTAGTACAAAAGTTTGCAGAGACCAGAGAAGAAGTAGACGACATAGCTGCGGACTTTGCGGAGCAGCGCCGTAATGTGTTCTTCGGTGTTGCCAAGTATAAGACAGACGACAACCGCAGGAAAGACAACGTACAGAGCCTCAAGGCTTTTTGGTTGGACATAGATTGCGGGGAGGCCAAGGCCCGGGTTGACGAGAAGACCGGTAGGCCCGATGGCTACATAGACCAGCTTGCTGGGCTGCAAGCCCTAAAAGGTTTTTGTGAGCTTGTCGGTTTACCTGAACCGATCATCGTCAACTCGGGTCGCGGCCTGCACGTATACTGGCCGCTTACGGAAGCCGTATCCCGCGAGCAGTGGGAGCCCGTAGCCGAAAGGCTACAGCAGCTTTGCGATACCCATAAACTTTATGTCGACCCAGCGGTCTTCGAAGTTGCGCGCATACTGCGCATCCCCGGCACGTTGAACTTCAAGGACGACCCGGCAACAGAGGTTACTATCATACA